AGTTGAAGGTACCCGATATACCGAGAGGCATAGCATCGGAGAAACTACCCTGACCAAACGGGTAGACAAGGAAAACTGCCGTGGCTGCGGCAACTGGGGCTGAGTATGCGACAAAGATCCAGGGCCTCATCCCTAATCGATAGCTAAGTTCCCACTCTCGTCCCATGTAAGCATAGATGCCAATGAGGAAGTGGAAGATGATAAGTTGAAACTCGCCACCATTATACAACCATTCTTCTAAGGTTTGTGCTTCCCAAATTGGATAGAACGCATAATCCATAAGTTTCCTTATGGTGCTGACTATATCATCACCCTATATTGAGGGTGTCGGGCGCTAATGTCGTATTACAGGTCACGCTTGACCAACCGACTAGTCGATGAACCTTACACAGAAGTATCGTCTGTGTCTTGGATGCTGATTGCCATACCAGTAAAAGACCATCCATAAAGTTGTTTCTTTTCACCACGAAGAAGTTTTCCTATAAGTGCTTTGTTTGGAGTATCAAAATATTCAATATCTTGAAGTTCTTCGCAAAGTTTAGTCACACTTTCTTGAGGAGGAAGAATAACAGTTTTTCCAGTTTTGTGTTTCCAAGAAGTATAGTTTTTTAGAATTTCTACTAAATCACTTTTTTGCCTTGAAAGACCAACTTGCTTTCCATAAGTTTTACCAACTTTTTGTCTGGCAATAAACTGGTTTTGAGTATTAGCAGAACCTCCTTTTGTTCCACCTTTGATACCTTGTTCTCTTTGCCATTCACTATTCCAAAAAAGATTACCTTTTTCTTTATTAGTTTCAACAGCAAGTTGAGAACGAAGTTTTACACTTTCTATATCTTGGTCCCATCTCATTTCGTAAGCAACTTTGTCACCTATTTCTTGAAATGTCAACCAACGATAATAATGTGAAAGAGTATGAATATGTGGAGGTAAGTAAATTAGATTTTCTTTGTCGTCAGTGCCACCAGAATGTTTGGGAACAATATGGTGTTTTTCATAGCACTCACTATCAAAGTTTTCAGATTTACAATATTCAATAAACTGTTCGTAGATAGTCATTAGGATAGAAGTGGTTTCCATATTACTATTTATACACTTTTATCCTTTTACTGGGTTAGGTTTCCAGCAATTCACCCGATTTGCTTATACCATTACTGATATAAGGCACTCCTTTACGAATGCAGTCCGATAGCGTTAGAAGAAGGAATAACAGCACCAGAGATGATGTTGTTTCCGTACATTAGCGAACCAGCAACGGGTTCACGGATACCATCAATGTCAACAGGAGGTGCTGCAATGAATGCAAGAATAAAGCAAGTGGTTGCTGCCAGCAGGCAGGGGATCATCATAAGAGTCCCAAGGGTTAACTCGGGACTCGGGAGCTACAAGGGTAGCAGTCATAGTTGGTTAAGTTAGTCGAGTTACTTTGACTCGTCCAACACCAGAGCCAGTGAGACCGATCGCATCAGCCGCACCTTTACTGAGATCAAGAGAACGTCCATAGACATAGGGTCCTCGATCATTGACCGTCACTACGGCACATCGTTGGAAACAAACACGAAGCTTGGTTCCGAACGGGAGTGTCTTATGAGCAGCAGTAAGGCCGTTTTGATTGAATCGGGATCCGCTAGCGGTAAGGTTGCCGTTAAAGCCAGGACCATACCAAGAGCTAATCACCGACAGAGTTGTTAGAAGAGGAATCATGATAAGATAGCAAGGAACTTTCTTATCTCCGTCTACACATAAAGGCTACCCACCACTCGCAGGAGGGGTAGCCATTAGTTAATTAGAAGATGCCAGGGATAATCTGACCGCTTACCGCGTAAGAGATACAAGCAGCCACGAAGCCAAGCATAGCGAGGCGACCATTAAGGAGTTCGGCACGTTCGTTGTGAGATACGGTGTAGTTAGGGTCCATGTAAATTGGGGGCTCCTTTGCGAAGATGTTTTGTTGATCGTATTCGTTGGTAGTTACAGTCATCAGTACTGGAGGTTAGAGCGTTCAAGTTTGTCGAACACATCCTGTCGATAAGCAGGATCATTCTCGTAGCGGGGATCATTCATAGCCCTAACAACTTCAGCTTGAGAACGGAAGGCATCTACATTGTTTGTAGGTGCTCGACCAGTCAGTAGCTCACCGTCGTAGCCTTGGGCGTCTTGGTAACGCAGTGCTAACGCCTGAATGGCGAAGTAGATCGCTTCAGGGTTACCTCGTTCAATGACACCATCAAACGCTGCAACTTCACCAGGAGGTAAGTTATCAGCAGCCCAGGCAGTCATGCTGTGGTAAGCCTCCTCACCACCAACCATCTGTTGGAAGTCAGCAACTGTATCAGCAGACAGTGGTTGAACTTGATCAACACCACCTCTCTGTACAATTAGATCAAGAACATCAGCAGCACTAAGGTTCTCCACGACATCCAGAAGGTCGTCAGTGAACTCACCATTGGCTGCTTGTTCTAGGACAGCATCAATGAGGGAAGTGTCAACATCAATAGGTTCACGCTCTTCCTCTTCATCGGTCTCATACTCAGGCTCAGTGTCAGGTTCATTGCCCCGACTACCAAACTTCCGTTGTAGTTCGATGTAAGCTTGTTCAAGCTCCTCGGCATCACGGTACTTACCAGCAAGGAGTTGTTCTTCCTCTGCTGCAAGTTCATTACCAACTCGTAGGGAATCTAGTTCTTCTTCGGAGAACTCTCCCTGATCATAGTCAGTTGGATCATACGTCAGTTCGTTTGCCATAAGTGGTGGTTACTTCAAGGTTGCCAAGACCAATGGTCTCGACTTTATTTTCATTGCCCAAGATGGGCCGACCAACCTTGATACGCTTGGCGTACTTATTAGGGTTGGCCGACATCTCAGCTTGGACTTCAGGCGGCAGGGGGTTGCTGACCGGGGGCAGCTTCACCTTGCTGGGGCGGCTGGGGGATGCCTTGTCCATTGATCATTTCCATAGCTTGTGGGTTCTTGGAAGGATCCATCATTGGAGTACTTGCCAATGCAGCAGTCTGCTTGGTGAGTTCCAGATCCTTCTGCATGTTCAGCTGCTCTTGCTTGGCTTGCTGCTGTTCCTCCATAGAGGTAATCAGGTTCAGCACATCAATACCCATGGCTGCTGCATAACGCTTGACAGCTTCATTGGTGTTGACTTCTTTACCTAGGACTTCAGGTCCCAATGTCTGAGCAAGAGTAGTGAAGAACGTAGCCAGAGCATCTCTGTCTTGACCACGTCCAAGTGCATTGATACCAGCAACAATGGTTGGGCTAACCAACCCTTTTGGAAGCTTTGGTATCTCTTGGTTGCGTTGCATAACAGCCAGCTTCCTGTTGAGATAAGGAAGCAGGAACTCAACAGTCAACAAGGAGAACAATCCACCGAGTTGCTGCTCTAGTTCCATTTGTGTGAGGCGTACCTCTTCAGCTGTAGTGCGTTCCGATTGGCGAGGGTTCAGCACAAGGAAGGCTTCACTGATACGACGCTCAAGTACACTGGCTACATCGAATGCAGTCTTGAAGTCTGCAGTCTTACCAACTGTGATTGCTTGAATGTCATCAGGCTTCCCTTGAACAATCGCACCATTACCTGCAGCTGCAATTGTCTGAGGTTTGGTGGTACTACTTGGTGACACAGTGAAGATAACCTTAGCGGCTACCGCAGACCCCTCTACAAGCGCCTGCATGAGGGCTTCAAGGGAGCGGAGGTCTCCTAGTACCTCTTCGACTCGACCACGCCCGTAGGCCTCTCCTTCGACTATATTGAAGCGAAGGACAAGCCAAGGGTTGGCATCGAGTGGTGCCTTACCAATGGATGTAGGAATGATCTTATCGAACACTTCCTGGTGCCAGATCCAACGGTTGTTGTCTCGGCGTACATAGGTGTAGACATCTACATCCTCATCGTTATCAGAGCCATCGTCCCCAACAGGATTGGGAACCTCTTGTTTGAGGAATGGTAGAAGTTTACGACTGATCTTTTCTTTGGTTACGATTTCAATGACGTTGCCGTTACCGTCTCGTTCTACAACGTAGCGATTGAGTGGATAGAACTTGAGACCATCCTTACCCATATAGATCAAGCCGTTACCACCTACCACCAAATGTTTGATGGCTTGGTGGATCACAACCCGATCACTAGAAGCAGCGATGGAATCCATCACCATGCGTTCTAGCTTTGCAAAACTAAGGTCTAGTTCAGACCTAGCCTCTGGGGGTATGTCAGTACCAAGTTTAGAATCATTGACTTGAAGCTTAAAGAAGCTGGTCTGAGGGGGCAGTAGAGCTAACATCAACTTGGATGCCAGAGTGACTACTCCCTTCGCGCCAACGCTTTGCCACGGTGTCTTGATTCTTCCACGACCACCCCTTTGATTGTTGTCATCTTGATTGATGAGAAACGGAAGGGTAAGGTCAGAGCATTGATCTGCTACATCTAGAAACTGGGAACGATCCTTTGTCAGGTAATCGTACCTGTTCTTAGCTTTCATTCTTATCCTCGGATGTTAAGACCAACTCCACCGCTGTTGTTGATCTTGAGATTGTTTGTACCTTTAGACGTTTTGCCAGAAGACTTCCAGCTAGACCTGCGTGCCCTGAAACCACCAGCGTTTCCATTCAGGGCTGCGTTGTTAGCAGACTGCATGGAGGGCATCCCAGGTTCATCAGGGAGGGCGTCGATTGGATTTGCTGCAGGAGTTTCTGTACCTGTAGTACCTGTGCCACCTGTGTCACCCGGTGTTGTGGCGGGGGTTACAGAGCTAGGCCTAGGGACAGGGTTACTGAAGGCAGCGTTGGATACCTTCGGTGAATAACCGCCAGCAGAGTTAATCTGATAGGCACCACCACGTTGCAGTGGGATTAGACCAGCAGCAGACTGAGCCTTTGCTCGCTCATCCCAACTGCCTAATGTCATGCCTTCACCTGGATTCATTGTGTAAGCAGCATTACGGTAGTTGGTAATAGATTGGCCGATTCGCCCATCACCGTACGTATTTTTACCCATCAGCTGATCGAAAGCCCAGCCAGATGGTTGGTTCTTAACGATGTAGTTAACAGCGTTACTACCAAGACCAATCTTAAGATCTTTACCTCGATCCTTTAGACCAGCATTGAGTTGATCAAGCTGACGGACTGCCTTACTGGCATCAACGTCGAACTGCTTAGTGATCCTTTGTAGCTCTTGGTTGCCAACATTACCGTCTGATCCAGCAATGCGTAGTGCTTGCTTGAGGTTGTCAGCTTCTTTAATTTGCTGTTTCTGTGTCTGGGGTTGTTGCTGAGGTGTGGATGCGTATTGCTTCCAAGCGTCACCTAACCCGTAACCTTTACTAGCCGCGTAACGAGCAACAGCCTCTGCAGAGTTATTTTGCTTGAAAACAGGGCCTTGTTGATCATACCACTGTTGTCCGATAGAGTAACCTTGAGCTGCTCTAGCGTCTACTGCTGATTGCCATGATGCCATAGTTAATCTTCCGATAGTCGATTGTTAATCCACTCGACCACCGAACGCTGGCCAGAGAGGTACATTATTTTTGAAAGTGAATCATCCGGGTGGGGATTTACTGGTGGAAAGATTTCCTCAAGCTCGTTGAGGATGCCTTGAAGCTGGAGACCAGAAGTCTCAAGCATATTGAGGTAAGTTGGGGTTTGCATGTTCAAAGAACGCTGGCATACGTGCTCGCTTGGTGTCAGAAAGCTCTGGGGCTTTTCCTTCATACATCAGGCGATCGCTTGCATCCAGCCAAAATTTTTTGCTTAGATATTTATCGGGGTGTGACACTTTCAAAGGTGACATAACCCAGTTAATCGTTGCTTTACGGAGCTTGTCGAGAGACGGTGAAATCTCTAATCCAAGCTCACGGCAGACCAACGAGTTACAGGCAACGTGGGTCTGTTCATCTCTACTGATGTCAGCGGAAACGGTCCTAAGACCAGCGTCACCATTAAAGCGGAAGAATGGGAGTAGAACGAAGAAGATTGCACGCTCGGCCACCAGTGCTTTAAGGACTGTGTGATCAGGATGCGCCGTCCACGCATCTCTGAGTCTCTTTGCCTCGGCCTCAGCAGTTTCGTCAACGCCCAAAGCATTGGCGATGTAACCGAGAGCCAAATCGTGGTTTTCTTCGTCTTTGATATTAGATCGGAGCAGGTCTGCCGATAGGCTTGGAACTTCAGATAGGGCAGCTTCAATGAAATCACCAACGGGGAGTTCCATGTGACGCATAGCCAGGGCTCTGTAGATCGTTTCTTCAGCGCCATCTTTGAGCTTTCCAGCGGTGGTTTGTACAGGTGACCACTTCCTCTTTCTTTGTTGTAGTTTTTCGTAGGGGTTCATTCGCCGCAATTACACTGTGGAGCAGGATCATTAAGAATAGACTCCAGGTAATCGTCAACTTCAGCCTCATCCAATGCAGCATAAGCACTGGTCTTGTCCTGAACGTCTCCCATCACCTGAAGTGAGTAGTAAAGAGATGTTTGGGGGCTGTCCAGCCACTCCTCGATGAAGTCCACGTCATAGGTGATCAC